GTAAAGAAATATGGTATTTTAGGAATTCGAGGGAAAATTATTAACTGTCTTGCTCATCCAGAAGAGAAAATCTTTGAAAATGAAGAGATTAAACTTCTCCTTAGTGCCATGAACATAGTTCCGGGAAAATACGATTCTAAAAAATTGCGTTATGGTAAGATAGCTATTTGTACTGATGCTGATTCAGATGGCTATCATATTGGCTTATTGATTATGTCCGCTTTACGTTACTTGGCTCCACAATTCCTTGAAGAGGGTAGACTTTGTTGGCTACGTTCGCCACTTTATGTTGTTCACAATAAGAAAAATAGTTATTATTTTACCGATGAGGAATTTAATGCTGCTAGAGGTAAAATAAAAGGAGAAGTAAAGCGAGCAAAAGGTCTTGGAGGACTTAACGCAGAAGAAGCACATGAATCTATGTTTACGGAAGAATATCAAAGACTTGATATACTCTATCCAAATGCTGAATCTCTTTCTTTGCTAGAGGATTTGATGGGAACCGATGTTGAACCACGAAGGAATTTTATTTTCAGCAATATTGATTTTTCTACTATAAGAGAGTAAGGAGATAAAAATGGAATTAACACCTATAATTAAAGAATCATTTGCTCAATATGCTGGAGCAGTTCTTCAATCAAGAGCATTGATTGACGTTCGTGATTGTCTCAAACCTTCCGCACGTCAAATTTTTTATTCGATGAATTTAAATAAATTAACCTATTCTAAGCCATTTAAGAAAACCAATAATGCGGTTGGTTTAGCTATGGCTGATTTCTATGTTCACGGAGATGCTTCTTGCGAGGGAGTAATTATGCGCGCTGGGCAACCCTTTGCTATGAGATATCCTCTTGTTGAAGTTGAAGGAAATTATGGAAATTTGATAGAAAGCGGAAACTGGGCGGCGCCACGATATACTGAATCAAGACTTTCCTCTTTTAGTAACCTTCTTTTTTCTGACATTGAAAAAGAAGTAATCCAAGAGTGGAGAAATAATTATGATGATACAAAACAATATCCATCTGTGTTAGCTAGTAAAGGATTTTACAACATTGTTAATGGGACAGTAGGAATCGGTGTAGGCGCAGCGGCTTCAATCCCATCGTTCAATCTAAGCGAAGTAAATAATGCAATGGTTAAATTACTACAAAATCCAGATATTGATTTTGATGAAATTTATTGTCGTCCGGATTTTCCTACTGGTGGTATTATTTTAAATGAAGATGAAGTAAAAGAATCTTTGAAAAATGGCCGAGGAAAATCTTGTAAAATTCGGTCTGTTGTTGAATTTGACCCAGAGGAAAGTTGTCTTATTGTAAGAGAAATTCCTTATGGAGTATACACAAATACGATTTGTGGAGAATTAGAGCATATTCTTAACAACGATGATAAACACGGAATTGAAAGATTCAATGATTTAACAGGTAAACAGCCTTGTATTAAAATATATTTAACGAAAAAAGCCAATCCAGCACAGGTTCTTCGATTTTTGTATAAAAATACTTCCTTACAATCTTACTTTGGAATTAATATGACTATGCTTGAAAACGGTAGATTTCCCAGAGTCTTTGGATGGAAAGAAGCGCTTCAATCTCATATAAGTCATGAAAAGGAAGTTTATCGAAAGGGATTTGAATTTGATTTGAAAAAAATTAATTCTAGAATCCATATTATAGAAGGTATCTTGATTGCTCTTGCTAATATTAATGAAGTTGTTGAGACGATTAAAAAATCAGCTTCTACTATTGAAGCAAGCAAAAAATTACAAATCAACTTTTTACTTTCTGAACAGCAAGCAAAAGCAGTATTAGAAATTAAACTTTCTCGTTTAGCTCATTTGGAAGTTGAGAAACTTCAAAAGGAAAAAAATGAACTAGAAAAAGAAAAAGAGAGACTAGAAAATATCCTTAATAATGAGGAATTGTTAAATCAAGAACTTATTAATGGATGGAATGAAGTTGCGAAAAAATTTGGTGACGCGCGCAGAACAAAAGTATTAAATATTGAAAAAGAAGATGATGAAGAACCAATAGAGAAAAAGCAGTTGGTTATTTATCTAACTAATTTAAATAATATTTATGCTTATGAAGATTCAATGCTTATCTCTCAGCGGCGCGGAGGCGTAGGGACAAAGTTGAAACTTTCTAGTAATGAATTTATTAAACAAACTATTACAGAAACAAATTACAATAATTTATTAGCTTTCACTGATAAAGGAAAGGTTTATAATTTGATTTTAGACGAAGTTGAATTAAATGTAAAAACTCCAATTAGTTCTATAATTGAACTAGAGGATGGAGAAATTGTTTCGACTCTTATTTCTGATGAAGGAGCAGTAAATAGTGAATACATCCTTTTTATCACTAAAAACGGAACAGTTAAAAAAACAGAATTAAAAGAGTATCGTTTTAAGAAAAACGGAGGTATCAGCGCGATTAAGTTGAGGGAAAATGACTATATTAAAAACGTTTTTCTTATTAATACTAATGATTGCGTTGGTATTGCTTCTAAAAACGGATATTTTGTTTATTTCTCAACAAATGAAATCCCGTCAACAGGGCGAACTACTATTGGACTAAAAGGAATTAATTTAAAAGAAGATGAAGTATGCGGAGCTATTATTATAAATGATAAAGTAAAAGAAATTGTTTCAGTTACAAAAAATGGTTTTATAAAGAAAACTCCAATTACAGATTTTTCAAAAGGTTCAAGAGGTAACAAGGGAGTCATAGTGCATAAATTGGATGAAGACGATGAAGTTATTACGCTTGCAGCTACTACCGATACGAATAAAGAGATTCTTGTGTCGAGTTTAAATAGTATTATAAAATTTAGTTTAAATGAGGTACAGTCCTCTAGTAGAAATACAATTGGTACACACTCTATTAGATTAAGGGATGGACAAAGCATAACAGGGATGGTGGTAATATAAATGCAAGAAAAATATTTAAAACATTATAATGAATTGAAAGCTTCAATTCAAAGAGTGCTCGATGATATTTATGATATGATTGATGCTACTGAACAAGCAGGTATTTCAGATTCCCGCACCGACACTTTAAAAAAGGTCGCAGTACAATATGAAGAACTTCTAAAAAGATTCAAAAATAAGGAAGATATGACAAGCTTAGAACAGTCAGAAATTTTAATTATTGTGAATCAAGTTATTACATCAATGGAATCACAAAGAACTAAATTAACCAAGGCTATAAATGGGATGAAGAATATAAAGTTAAAATTGTGAAAAATGCACAAATTCGTAATCAAAAACTTGATTTTTTCGTGAATATATGATATAATATATATAGTGGTTAAGGAAAGCCACAGAAAATAAAAAAAACTTTTTTAAAAAGAATTTTGGAGGAAAACAAAATGACAGACAATAGCAGAAAAGTATTTGATTTCTTGAAGGAGCATCACGGTGCTAAGATGACGGCTCAGGAACTTGCGAAGGAGCTTGACGTTACCATTAGTGCTGTAACTGGTTCAGTTAACGGTCTTGTGAAGAAGGGTTATGCAATTCGTGAGGAAGTTTCTACTCAGAATGCCGATGGTAAGCCCGTTATCACAAAGTATATTTCTTTGACTGATGCTGGTCTTGCATTTGACCCTGATGCAGTTGTTGAAAAGACAGATAAATAATCTAATAGCTTTATTTTAAATATAGAGTTATTGGGAGGAAAAAAATGTTAAAACAATCTAAAAACGAAGTAGTAATTGAAGGTATTCTTAACGAAGTAGACCTAGAAGTAAGAAAAGACAAGAATGATAGAACTTATATTAGCGGTAAAGTTTTTTTCCTTGTCCAGCAAACTATTAATGGAGTAGAAGATATTGATATTATCCCCGTTAATGTTTTTGCTTATGAATTAACTAAAGCCGGCAAGCAGAATCCCGCTTTCAAGAGCGCAAAAGATTTGTTGGATAATTATAAATCTATTAGTTCTCTAGGCGGTGGGCGCGATGCAATTGAAAGTGCCGATAAATATATGGTTACTGGTGCTAATATCGCCGTTAATCAGTTTACTGCGGCAGATGGAAGAGAAGTTACCTACCCTCTAATCAGAGGTAGCTTCTTCCAGAAAGTAAATGTTAATAAGTCTTTGCAGCCAGAGGCTTCATTTACTCAAGAGATTTTGATTAAGAAAATCGAACCAGAGGTCAAGGATGATGTTGAAACTGGTAGACTTCTTATCGACGGTATAGTTATCCAGTATGGTGAAATTCCTGATATTATTACCTATGTTGTTGCTAGCAAAGAAGCAATTGATTTTATTGATAATAATTGGGCACCAGAAGATACAGTAAAGATTGGTGGTCGTATCCGTTGGTCAGTTACTGAGGATACAATTGAAGATAATACCGAAGTTGGTTTTGGTACTCCCGAAAAGAGAGTTGTTCAGAAGACACTTAGAGAGTTTGTTATTACGAGTGGTTCTGGTAGCTATCCTGAGGAAAGCAGCTATAACACAGAAGAAGTTGTAGCGGCTTTGCAGAAGAAGAAAGAGGACTATGAGGCGAAGAAAAAGGAAAACCAAACTCCTAAAGCATCCCCTCGCTCTCGTGGATTCTAAAACAAATGGGTAGCAAGAATAATCTTGCTACCCTTCTTTTATTCTGGAGGTAATATTTATGGCAGTAGATTTATTAAACTTGGAACCAACTAAAATAAGTAGAGATTTGAAAGGTAAGTATATACTCATCTATGGGTTGCCTAAAGTTTTGGGCACTTAACATTAAAGTTAAGTTCTATGGAGTAAAAACTGGAAGCCTAAGTCGAAAGATATGGTAATCAGAGCGGAAGAATAATTTTAAAAGATTATTCACGCGCAACGCATAGAGTTATTAAACATTATAGGAGGATTATGTATGTTTGACATATCCGATATGGTAAATAAATATAATGCTGGTAAAAGTTTACGCCAGTTAGGATTTGAATATAATTTAAATCCAGTTATAGTAAAGAAGAAATTAGTAGAGCAAGGTGTAAAAATTAGAAGTAGAACAGAACAAATTAAATATAATCCACAAAACCAAAGACTTTATATTATTAATGATGATTATTTTGATAATATAGGCCATAATCAAGCTTATTTACTAGGTTTTATTGCGGCGGATGGTACAGTTAGTAAAAATGACAATTCTATTAAAATAGCTTTGTCTTCAGTTGATAAAAGTTTTTTAGAGGAAATGAAAAAAGAATTAAAATCTAATGCTCCTATTAGTGATTTTGAAGATAAAAATGGTTTTAAACATAGTGAATTTAGATTTTCTTCTGTTAAAATAAAACAAAGGCTGGCCAACTTTGGAATTATTCCTAATAAAACTTATGAATCTTTTTTCCCTCAAAATATTCCAAATGAATATTTAATAGATTTTATTAGAGGATATTTTGATGGTGATGGTTCTGTTAGTATGGCTGGTTCAAGTTTACGTTTTCAAATCTGTGCCTATAATAAAAAAACTTTAGAAAATTTTATCAATTTCTTTTATGAAAAGTATACTATCCCAAAAGTAAATATTTATAAAAGGAATAATCTTTATTATTTTCAATATTCAACTAATTCTACTAAAAAAATTTTTGATTTTCTTTACTATAAAAATTGTTTTTGTTTACCAAGAAAATATAATAAATATAAAAATCTTATAATGAGATAAAACTCCACGAGACTCCAACCTATGTTATAGGGAAAAGATATGCTGAACTTATAGGAAACTATAAGAACTAAAAGATAAAAAGCTTTTAGGGTAACAAATTGAAAACTGGCAAAACTTCTTTGGCAGTTAGATTTCCAAAATCCTTTTTATTAGCTTTTGAAAAAGGCTATAATGCTTTAGCGAATGTTATGAAATATGATATTCCTAATTGGAGAACTATGAAAGAAGTTTTGCGCGAATTGCGTAAGCCGGCAGTTCAAGAGAAATTTGATAGTGTGATTATTGATACTGCTTCTATTGCTTGGGAGAAATGTGCTGATTACATTTGCGCGCAGCATGGAGTAGCTGAATTAGGTGATGTTGCTTGGGGTAAAGGATTCTCAGCCTGTAAAAAAGAATTCCAAAAAACTCTCCAAGAAATTTCAATGCTTGGCTATGGAATTGTTTTCTTGGCTCATGCGGAAGAAAAAATTCCAATGGGCGGCAAAGAAGAAGATATGTATATTGCTCCAAATTTAGATAAACGTCCTTATTCTATTATTAATGGAATGGTGGATATTATAGCTTGTATTGATATTGATAAAGAAACACGAGAACGTTTCCTTCAAATGAGGTCTACACCTGCGATTTTTGCTGGAAGCAGATTTAAATATATGCCTGCGCGTATTCCTCTTTCTTACGAGAACCTTGTAAATGCTCTTGGTGAGGCAATTGAAAAAGAGGGAGAAGCTAATGGCGGAAGAATTGTTGATGAAAGGGTTGATTTAAAAGAGGAAAAAGAACGCTCTTTTGAAGAGTGTATGGATGAAGCTAGAGAGCTTTGGACCGTTATTCAAGATAAAGACCCCTCTGACGCAATGATAGACAAACTTTTAAAGATTGTCGAAAATAATTTTGGTCAGAAAATTAAACTTTCGACAGTATCTCCAGAACAGCAAGATTTGTTAGAACTAACAATTCTTGATTTGAGAGATTTGAAAAATAGTTTATAAGATAAGGGGATATAAGTTTCGACTTATATCCCTATTTTGTTGACATTTTCTCAAAAGTGTGTTATAATGGAGTAAAGGATGTGATATAATGGCCAGAGCACCAGTAAAATGTCTATATTGCGGAGAAATTTTTGATAGGAATAAAGAACCTTGTCAAAAAATAGGACTAAGATATGCTCATCAAGAATGTTATGATTTAAATTTTACAGAAGAGGACGATTATAAAGAAAAAATATATCAATTTGTAAAAAAAATATTTGGTCCAGATTATAAATATCAATCAATAGAAAGTCAAAGAAAAAATTTTCTAAAAAAGGGAATGACTAATAAAGGCATATATTACACCTTAAAATACTACTTTGAGATTCAAAATGGTTCTATTGAAAAATCGGCAGGTCGCATAGGCATAGTGCCATATGTCTATGAAGAAGCCCAGGAGTATTATGAGAAAATTGATAAAATGGCTAGAAATTTAGCTGAGTCAGTTCAACAGGCAATGAAGGAAAGAATAGTTGATGTTGATTTAATTGAGACACAACAGAGTCAAAAGAGTCGAAAAATAGATATGAATTCTTTAGAGTAAGTAGGTGATATTATCGAAGGGTTAGTTGACAAAACAGCAATTATGCAGGTATTTGGATGCATAATGCAAGACCCGCTACTTTTGGCTCAAGTAGATAAATATAGACTAGATATAAATGATTTTGATACCAGATTTAGTAAAATAATTTATAGTAGTCTATATAATATGTATGTAGATGGAGCAAGAGTAATCACTCCTTTGGACATTGATAATTATTTGGAGTCATATAGGGATTTAAAAATTACTTTTGAAGAAAATAATGGGATTCAATATGTTCAAGATTGTGAAGAAATTGCCGATGTAGTAAATTTTAATTATTATTATCAAAGAGTAAAAAAATTTAGTGCCTTGCGAGCATTACAAAAAGATGGGTTTGATATTAGCGAATTCTATTGTGACGATATTTTAAATAGAAATTATACTAATATCCAAGAGAGATTTGACACATTGAACGTTGCCGATATTTTTTCAGAGATTAAGAAAAAACTTTTTGGACTAGAAGAAAAATATGTTACTTCTTCTACTAGCGGGGCATCAAAAGCAAGCGATGGACTTTTTGATTTAAAAGAACAATATAAGAAAACGCCAGAAATTGGTTTACCGTTACAAGGTCAAATATATAACACTGTTGTAAGAGGCGCGCGAAAGGGTAAATATTATCTTCGGTCAGCTCCAACGGGCGCAGGTAAGACTAGAATGATGGTTGGCGACGCTTGTGGATTAGCTATACCAATTTACTATGATAACAGAATAAAGCAATGGATAAATAGAGGCTACGCAGAAAAATGCCTTATAATTACAACAGAGCTAGATAAAGATGAGATTCAAACTTTAGTCTTGGCGTATGTAAGCGGGATAAACGAAGATACCATTCTTAATGGTACTTACACTTTTGAAGAAGAAGAAATAGTCAACAAAGCAATAGAAATCATCAATGAATATTCAGATTATTTACAATTGGAAAAAATGCCTGACCCGAATATTACTCAAATAGAAGCTGTTGTTAGAAAGCAATGTTTGGTTAATGGAGTTCAAAATGTTTTTTATGATTATATCTTCTCTAGTCCTAGTCTTTTGAATGAGTATCAAGCTCTAAGAATTCGCGAGGATGAACGAAATGTCACGTCCTCTTATATACCTTTTCTGCTTATCAGCAGGGTCATAAATTTATGGCTAACGAGGAAGCCCTAATAGGTAAAGCTAAGGGTAATCTCGTGGGAATCAACAAATTAGAGTAAAACATAAATAAAATTACTTACAAAACGAGGTGATTTTTATGATGTTTTATTTCTACAAAATAATAAATAAAATTAATGGTAAAAAATATATTGGTATAACAGAAGATTTTTTTAGAAGAGAAAAAGAACATTTTTCTTTATTAGAGAAAAATAAACATGTAAACTATAAACTACAAACTGATTATAATTTATATGGGAAAGAAAATTTTTCTTTTGAGCTAATAGAGGCTTTAGATTTTGAAAGTATTGAATTAGCATATGATTATGAAGAAAGATTAATTTTTTCAAATAACTGTTTAGAAGAAGGTTATAACATAGCAAAAGGCGGATTGCTTAACCCAATGTATACAAACAGTATTAAAGAAAAAATGATTCAAACTAAACAATCTAAAGTTCCTAACATATACCAATTAATCGAAATTAAAGAAAACGTTTTTCAAATAATCAATAAATTTAATTCTCAAAAGGAAGCTCAAAAAATAACAGGTTGTTCACAAGCCAATATTAGTAAATCAATAAAAAAACACATTAAAGGTTCTGGCTTTTATTGGATTGAAGAACAACAATTAGATGATTTTGAGAAAAACTGGAAGCCAACTAGAACAAAAATAACTCCAACTGCTTTAATAAGCGAAAAAGGAGAAATTTTGGATGTCCATAGTAATCAATCAACTTTTGAAAAAGAATTGAATTTACCTAGAGGTTCTGTTAATCAAGCTATTAATAAGGGTTGGTTAGCAAAAGGAAAGCGTTTTAAAAAGATTTCATTAGAAGAATATTATTCTTTTAAACCAATAACTTTAATTTGTTGAAGCCTGTATCGACTATTCCCATTCAAAGGGAAGTACAATTATTATTGATACATAATTGGAAAGAGGTATAGTAAGTTATTTAACTTATTAAAAGATAGTCAGGACCTATAGTAATATAGGAGTAACCGGTAATTCTAACAATGTTATCTACTGCTTTAAAGGACTTAGCGTCAGAACTTAATATCTTTATGATGTCTAGTACACAGCTAAGTGGCGATTTTGAAAATAAAAGAGGTATTAGAAATCAAATGTTTCTTAGAGGCGCAAAAGCGGTAGCAGATAAATGTGATGTTGGAGTAATTACAACTTGGATGGGACAAGAGGAAACGCAAATTATGCAAGGTTTGGTAAGTAAATTAAATTGTGAAATGCCAAATTATGTAACCGACGTATATAAAGCGCGTAGAAGTAAATATAAGAATATTAAAATTTGGAGTCATGTAGATTTGGGTACTTGTAGAGTTGAAGATGTTTGTATAACAGATGGATATTATAATCCAATACCAGATTTTATTACTTTGAAGTATGAAAAACTGATAGCAGAAGAAAAAGATTTTGTTCGTATGGAACCAGAGAAAAAAAGTGAAACTTCTATTGAAATTGAAAAACCAGAAAAGAAAAAACCTAGCTTAGATGATTTTTGAAAAGAGGAATTTGAATGAAAGTTGATTTGGATGAATTAAAAAAACAACTAGATTCTAATGAAATTATTAATATAATAAAAACATTAGTTCCAGATTTAAGATATGAAGAAACAAACTCCTATTTAATTCTTCCAACTATTTGTCATAATAAAAATTCAGAAGACGCAAGTATGAAATTATATTATTATTTTAATACTCATTTATTTTTCTGTTATACAGAATGTAATTCTTCTTTTGATATTTATGAGTTAGTTAAAAAAATTCTCGATTTAAGAGATATGCCGTCAGATTTCACAGAAGTGTTTAATATAATCACGAGAAATACTGATAAGATATATAGTTTAAATGACGAAGAAGCTGAAGGGAAATATCATTCCTTTTTAGATAAATTTGAAAAGAAAAATCAAAATGTTAACTTTAACATATATAATAAAAATCTGATTAATTTTTTTGAAAATTATATTTATCGCGGATGGTTGGACGAGGGAATTTCTATCAAATCTATGGAAAAATATAATATTCGTTATTCTGTTTCAAGAGAGCAAGTTATAATTCCTCATTATAACATAGATGGAGATTTGATTGGAATAAGAGGTAGAAATTTAAATGAAGTTTCTTTGTTAAATGGTAAATATATGCCAGTTAAAATAGAGGGGAAATTTTATAGTCATCCATTAAGCTATAATCTTTATGGATTGAATTTTACAAAAAAATCAATAGAAAAGAAAAAGATAGCTTTTATTTTTGAGGGTGAAAAAAGCACTCTTTTATCTGATTCTTGGTATGGTGACGATAGTATCGCTGTATCTACTTGTGGTAATAAATTAAATAAATTTCAAGTTAATCTATTAATTCAACTTGGGGTGCGCGAAGCTATAATTTGTTACGATAGAATGAATCAAGATAGGTATGATGGAACTTATTTTAATAAGTTATATTCTTTATGTAAAAAATATAGTAACTATATGAATTTTTCTTTTATTTATGATAGAAATTGTATTCTTGAATATAAGGCCGCACCAGTAGACAGCGGCAAAGATGTATTTGAGAGATTATTACAACAAAGGGTAGTGGTTAAATAAAATGTATTATAGATTAAATGAAAAGATAGCTGATAGCGGAAATTATATAAAAGATATTCTCGAAGCAAGAGGGATAGATAATATTGATGAATATTTAAATCCGTCAAAAAAAGATTTAATTCCCGCAGATAAATTAAAGAATATAGATAAGGGAGTAGAGCTACTACTTAAACATCTAAATAACAATTCAAAAATTTATGTCGTCGTGGATTGTGATAACGACGGAATCACGTCATCTGCTGGATTAATTTTATATATAAATAAAATATTTCCAAAAGCCAACATCTATTGGACTATGCATGATGGAAAACAACATGGCGTAGAATTATCAAAAGTAGAAGAAGGTACAGGGTTAGTAGTAATTCCTGATGCTGGCAGCAATCAATATGATGAACATAAAGAACTATTTGATAGAGGTATTGATGTTTTGGTAATTGACCACCATGAAAGTGAATATTATAGTGATTATGCTGTAGTAATCAATAATCAAATGTGTGATTATCCAAACAAATCTTTAAGTGGTGCGGGAGTAGTTTACAAATTCCTACAAAAGATGGATAAAATTTTGAAAGTTAATTATGCTGATGAATTTTTAGACCTTGCGGCCACTGGAATAGTTGGAGACATGATGTTACTCCAAGATTTAGAAACTAGATATATAGTTAGCTATGGTTTATCTCATATAAATAATTTTGGATTAAAGACGTTAATTAAAAAGCAAGAATTTTCTATTGGAGATACAAAGAATGTTTCTCCAAATGCTATTTCTTTCTATATTACTCCTCTTATAAACGCTATTATTCGAGTAGGGACTATGGAAGAAAAGGAAATACTTTTTAAATCTTTTATAGATGGTCAGGCGTTAGTTCCATCTACCAAAAGGGGACATAAAGATGGAGATACAGAAGTTTGTGCTGAACAAGCGGCTAGATATGGAACTAATTGTCGTAGTAGGCAAAATAAAATTCTTGATGCTGGAGTAGATTATCTAGCTTTTAAAATTCAAAAGGAAGAATTAAATGATAATAAGATTATTTTCATTCAACTAGATGAAGAGGAAGAGGAAAGAATTCCTTCTGAACTAACTGGTCTTATCGCAATGAAACTGGTTCAAAAATTTGGAAAACCTACTATTGTTACCCGTTTAGGTAATGACAATGAATGGTCTGGCTCGTTGCGCGGGTTAAATAACTCTGAATTTTCTGATTTTAAAGGATTTCTTAATGATAGTGGAATGTTTACTTATGCTGAAGGCCATGCGAACGCTGCTGGTGTAAAGATAAATAACTCAAAAGTTGACAAATTTATAGAATATTCGAATAGCAAATTGGCAGATTTTGATTTCGGAGAAACAAGCTATATCGTTGATTATGAATTTAATAGTGAAAACCTTTCCGATATTTATGATATGGCTCTTCAACTAGATGAAATTAAGTCTATTTGGGGCAGAGGTATAGAAGAACCAAAAGT